ATGAGGTAGTTTCGTACAACTGGGTTATGATTTAGTAGAACACTTCCCTGTGTCTTAGCACCCTTCCTGTCCTTTGTATACCCTGCTTTAATCGCTGCTTCTGTAGCTGTTTGACCTTTCAAATACTCTTTACAAAATAGTTTTTGTTTTGAGTTGAGCGGTTGCCATATCTTACCCTTGTCATCAACATAGGCTTTACCATCTTCTGTCGGAACTAATGATGTATATGTTAGCTGTTTCATTGTGTCTCCTAGACTTAGCAAATGATATTACAATAATATTATATATTTACCATATTATAAACTTTTTCTCATGCCCTCTAGGTATCTTACCACTCATTTGTAATAGACTAATAGAAATCTATTACTTTTGCTATTACTAACAATCCTCTAACCAAGAGCCTTGTAGCTTGATTCTATTAGTATATTAGTGATATTAGCCAATGTAGAGAACTTTTTTCAAAAACTTTTTTATTTTTCAGAATAACAAGACACATAGAATAATAGGGCAATAAAAAACCCCACACGAGGCGGGGTCAAAGAGCCTATATTTTATAGGAGCATTTATGGAACAAGGCTCTTTATCAAAATCACCACCATGTTTGCATAACGGCACGACGCTCTGAAGCAACGCGGAGCAACCGTTCGAGGTCGCATATCTCCTTCCATGTATACTCGTTTTCGTAATATGACGTAGTCGTTTTATAAACTACATCATCATCGTTGAGCACTGTCCCATCACCCTCAGCATCTAATAACAAATCAGTCATCAAATCACCTAGAGCATCGGCTTGGATTCTTAGCTCGTCAGTCGTTACAGTATAGTCATCGAACTCCTGCTTATGCCAAATATGGTCTTCTCCCGTAAGTTCATCTATCAAGGGTTCGTAGACCTTGCCCCTAAAAGAGCCGTCGCTACCACCACCGCTCAACATACCTCCACACAAGTTGATATCTTTCAAACGTTCGTCATCTTTGTAAGTAAATGGTTCGTCACGATTATTCGCGTGTACTATATAACAATCAAGACCCATCATTCACCACCTTCGACTTCATCCACTCACTAGTAATATCCATAGCCTCGCGTCTGCCTAAATCAGGGTCTAGTTCTCGCAACTTTGCAGGTGCTCCGAACATGTTCATTTGCCCTGACTCTTGCATAAGGTCGAGCATAACAAAAAAGGGTAAATACTCTTTTTGTTTATCAGTGAGTTTAATATAATCTTCGTTTTTAGTTGGTACATTAGCCATTGTTACCCCTCCATCATCGCGATACGTGCAGGAATGACAACTGTCATATTACACTCGTTACAACATCTACCGTCGTTGATGGGCTCAGCGTTGTTACCGCCTTCCCACACAACTTGACCGCTGTCATCTCTCAGCGGCTCGATATGACCGTCGCAAATACAACACTTGCGGTCATCTAATTTCGTCACATTATTCATAAATTTCTCCTTTCTTATTTATTACTAATTATATTATAGCTAAGAACAAGCTGACTATATACCAGCATACTTACCGCCCAATAGTCTTAGTATCATTAATAGTTATATATTGATATGCACCTTTATTGTAAGCAGGTGCACTCTGCTTTTTGCGAATTTCCGCTAATTCGTTGGCTGCGGCTTCTCCACATGCCAAACAAGTCACATAACCTAAGGACAATCTGCCCTCAGGTATTCGTTCGTTGCATAAATTACAAGTCATATAATTCTCCTTTCTAATAGTTTGATTAACGTACCTTTATATTATATAAAAGAGCAACGCCAATGTAACCTAGCTATCGAAGTCGCCATCCTTTTTGAACAAGCCATTTTCGAGTTTACCACTACGGTCTTTTATTTCGTCCCATGCAGCGTCCATACACTCTTCTAGAGTCATATTACATTGTGCTGCTAAAACTATCAGACATACTACGCAGTCACCTATACCGTCGCGTAGTTCATCAGTATCGTTGTAAGCTAGAGCTCTTGCGGTCTCGCCTACTTCCTCAACAAGTTTTAACATCTGTTTATCAGGTAATGGTAGAGGACCATTTTCGTTTATTAGTCCGCGTTTTTCTGCCCACTCCTCAACCCTGCTGATAGAAGCCCAACGTGCTCCAGCACCTCGTCTGAAAGGCAGTTTTGCGGTAGGTCTACCATGACTAATATGTTCGTTTTGGTAGTATTCTGTTCTATTTTGATATTTTAGTTTCATCGTCCTTTACCTCTTGTATTTTTGCTATAACTCCTCTATTTTCTGATAAGTCTTTTAGTGCGTCATCGATATCTTTGCCTGATGGAAACCTATCGAACTTCAATACTATTGTTACTTCGTAAATGGACGACATAACCACCTCCATACTTTGCGTAAATCTTTTTCGATACCTTCTAACATAATTGCTAGTTCTCTTAGTTCTTCTTTCATAGAGTTCCCCTAAATAAATAAAATAATGCTTGTAGTCGCCACTCGGATAAATGACGTAAATGCGGTGGTATTTTATTTCTATCTATATCACCCATCTTCGTCCTCCTTGCGTTTTTCTCGTATTTCATCTTCAAAACAATATTCTATAGCATTATAAAGACTATCCCAATTTACGCCATAATTAGCGTCATGGTTATCTACAACTCTTTGTAAAACTTCCATACAATCGTCATCAGATAATTCTAACTCTATTTGGTAATTTTCGTTTAAAGACTCTAGTTGACCTCTAACATCTTGAATATCCCAAATTATCGCAATAGAATTCGTACTAGTGTAACCATTGCCGTAATAATATTTATTCGCCATTAGTTTGCCTCCTGTAGAGGGGCACCCCACTCATCGTGAGGCTCTGCAGGTGCAGGGTCTGCAAAATGTTCGTCGCACCATAGTTCAAAAAAGTATTCTACGTCGCTACGTTTGATAGATTGATAGGGCTCGTAAACTCGGTGATAGTCATACATAACTTCGACAACCCAGTCGTATGCCGCAAGTATGTCTTCATCAGTCAGCTGTAGCCAACGCGTTAAACTGCTGATATGCGGTAGAGTTTGTTTCTTAATCTCGTTTAGGCTCAGCATTGAACACCTCCTGAGTTGGTATAATGCCAGAAACAGCATTCATCACGTTTCTCTCGTTTTCTGCAATAGCAACTCTGCCTTCTAGTTCTTTTATGCGTTTAGCTAGAAACTCATTAGCTTCCAGCTGACCTTGCATAAACTCTTGAACTTTTTGCTGAGTTTGTATAATAGTTTCAATAGAGTCAACTATCTTAACTAAGTTTTCTTCTAGGTTTTTCATATATTTCTCCTTTCTTATTAATAAATAGGTGTGTGGCTATTGCGTGATGGTTTCTAGCACTTATTCGCATTTTATCTCAGACCGACCTCTACGCGAACGCAGTCAGGATTTACAGAGCTCATTTCTAGCCACACGTGAGAGTCTAGTAGTTTAACGTCACTTCTCGGGATAACTCTCTCGCACCCGATGGCTGACTTGGTGCCTGATAAAGATAAACTATAAAAACCTTTATCGGGACTTGGAAAATTGTTCTTGTATAGTTTTAACATAAGTAAATTATATAATACAGCATACGAATATAAACCAGCATTATAATACACGATTAATGGAACTCCTTGTCGGAACCAACTTCGTGATAACCTTCATGATGAGGGTCATACCACGATAGCGTTGTTTTAATTAATCCTGCTGTTCCTGGTTTGTATTTATGCCACCAGTCGAGATATTTTCTAGAAATATCAGATAGCATTTCGTTACGCGGTCTATGGTCAAAAGCGAACGTTTCTTCAAACTTTTCTAAGTTAGGACGTTTGTTTTCCTCAATAGCTTCATCGATAAACTCTATCATCTCGACATCTCTATCGGTCAACGTATTGAAAAAATCAACCATCCTCGCAGTATCTGCCATTTGCTTTTTAATCGACATCAGTACATCAACCTCTTAATATTAGTGGCTTCACCTGCATCACGTAATTTATATACGTTCCAGCCTTTCCACTTTTCGTTTTGTTTTTCGACTTCGGCTTGTGCAGACTCAAACTTGCTATGAGATGTGTGTAACATCCAGTTCTCGCTATGTGGT